AGAAAGGGGTCATCCGCAAAGATAGGTGAGCCATCAGGGTTCTGGCCGATGACGGTCTGACCGGTCACTCGCTCAAACGCCAGATTGCCAAGGCCCAGCCCTGTGCCTTCTGTGGCTGCACGCATCTGTGCTTGGAAGGGCGTTTCTTGAGTGAAGGCTGCAGCTTGTCCGTCGTCTGGCACCGGGCCTTGCACAAACTGTCCTTGATCACCGACCGAGCCAAACAGAAGGTTGCCATAAGGCGTGAATTGTGTGATCCGATTAGCGTCGGCTTGCGCTGAGATTAGCGCATTGGGATCAGGCGCTGGCGGTGGTGAAGGTGCCGATTTGCCCATCTTTTACTCCGATCCATTTACATTCATTTCGTAACATTCCAAAAAGCACAGCATCGTGCTTGCCAAACATTTGCCGCAGACGGCCCTCCTCTACGAAGCCGAGCTGCTTGTTCATCTTCATTGCTTTGTCATTGGCCTCGCTGCAGGTCACCAGCAGTCTGTTTGCACCAACCTGGATGAAGGGGTAAGCAAACAGCCCATAAAGAACAGACCGAGTTGCCCAGTGCGGGGAGGAAGCCGCAATCGACGCCTCAATCTGCCCATCTCTTAAATCGTGGTAGACACAGGCCGCAATGATCTCTCCGTCGCGCTGCACGCCAATTGACGCGCTAGGACCAAAGCCCTCAATGCCAATCCTAGAAGCTGCCCACTGCTTTAGGTAATCGTCAGCACCGAAAATCATGCGGTTCATTGCATCGCTTCCTTGATGGCGTCCAGCGCCTGCCTCAAAGTCAGTGGCGGCTTTTTGTTTGGGGCATATTCACAGAGATATTCTCTGGGTATGAAATCCGTAGACGGATTATAAGTCATGATCTCGCTTGTATTGTTGGCACCTCGATACAGGCAATGCCTCATGCCGTCCTGCATCTCGCAGCCAGAGAGCCGGCAAACAACATGCGTGCGATCGTCAGCCATCGCCACCCAGGCAACTAGGCCAACAACCAGGACAGCGACCAAGACCGTCAGGACGATAAACACCGTCCACAGGTCTTGAATCATCTCTTTGCGCTGTGCTGCCCTCTGCTGCGCTTGTCTCTTGACCTCTTCGCGTTGAGCCTTCAGCCGGCGCTGGTGTTCTTGTTTGATTGCAGAAAAAGTGCCGTGGCCGAACCGCAGATCAATCAGGGTGCCGATCTCGTAAAGCGCCTCGTCCGCCAGCTTCTTGTCGATCATCTCGGCTGCGGTCGAGCCGACGCTGTCAAAGTTACTGAAGCCGCCGGCCTTTTTGTTTGCCTGGGCTTGGACCTGCCTGTGGCCGTTGAAAAGGTTGTCGAGCTGAGATGCGATATCACGCACATCTTTGGCTGTGCCAATCGCAGATTTGATCCCATCGACACTGGCCTTGACCAGCGCAATGCCGGCCAGGGTTGTGCTGATAGGCTCGACCATAACCGTCACCTATGTTTGTTTGGCTATTGTTTGATAATGACGCCGATTAGAAGAATGATCGTGGTGCCAGCAGATCCGACCATGATGGTTTCCAAGCGCTTCACGCGGCTCAGTAGCTCAATGAAGCGCTCCTGGCTAACCGCCGACAGAGTGTCAAGCTCGGCCTTGACTGATGCAGCGGTGGGCTTGCTATTAGGCATATGGGCTGTCGCCAAGCACACTGGTATCCCAAGCGGCCTTGAGCTTTGCAATGGTGTCTGCGTTTGTGATCGCAGATGCCGCCGGTGCATCACGCAAGGCAGTCTTAGCGTTGACAGCCGCAGTCTTTGCAGACGCATCGTCTGCCTCAAGAGCTTTCATGTAAGCCACGTCTTGAAGTTCCAGCAACGGACCACGAACTTCACGAATTTTGTCTTTGAATATTTCCTTGGCCTTGGTCATATCCTCAGAAATGACTTTACCCGACAGTGACCAAGCACCACGAAAATGACGGTCAGATGGGACTGTGGCTTCGGACGCATCTATTTGATTACCGTCCTTATCAACGATGTAGGTGGTTGCCATGTGGATCGCTCCTATGCGGCTATGTGATGATTTGTGGCTATGTCTTCAGATATCTTCCAAGCATTGCGCCACTCTCGTGTGCCCGGAAGCTGTTCTTTGCGGCAGATCACCATCTTGGGTTTATTACCGGCATCCCACTCGCGCCAGACAGACTGCGGCACGTCCTTCTGAATGAGGTATTCGATGGCCTGTTCCTCGGTCATCGGCCCCATCGGTTCCGTGTCATGCAGCAAGTAGCCGCGTGTGTGTTTCTTGAAGTCGGGCTGTGCCTCATCCTTCGCTAACTCCCAGTATACCCAGACAGGCGGCAGGATACCGCCCTGCAATGCACAGGCCATCCAATTAGGGTCAGGCACCAGTATCTTGGCGCACTCGTCTACGCTGTCCTCGTAGACAACCCGGTAGTCTGACTGCACACCCTCAAGGTTCTCTTTGGCCCAGCAGAGCCTGTCCCACAGATGTGTGCCGGTAAACTCAGGTGTCACTGTCATGCGAGGTCTCCGTGGATTGCCTGATTATTTTTGGCATTGTCATTAGTCAAGCTATCAGTCCTAGCAAAAATCCTGACGTTGTAATTTGAGGTTGTTCTTTCAGGGTTGTCAAACGCCAAGATAGCTGCATAAGAAGCGCAGGCGGTAATTGAGTAGTCGTCATTGCTCATTACGTTGGTAAAGGCATAGGTATAGTCGCCGGTTCCGTTATCTTGCCCTGATGCCGTGTTGAACGAGTCAAATGGCTGTGCGTCTGTTTCAGCAGCCAACCAAGCCTTCGCACTACCCTGTGCAACAGTAGACGTAGCCACGCTGTTGTTCCCGCTGGCATCCTTCAGGGTGTTTACTCTCAGTTCACTAGCCATTATGCGAGGTCTCCGTTGATTGTAGACGTGACCACATTACTGTCAGCAGGACTGCCTGTTTTAGTAAATATTCTGGCCGACGCTGTCGTTAGACCATCAGTGCCGTTTACTGCCAAAGCCATTACGCTACCACCACCACCTGCTTCACCCACACCTGCAAGTGAGTAACTACCATTACTCATTGCGTTGGAGAAAGTGATTGTATAGTCGCCAGTTCCGTTGTCTAAGTTTCCGCTCACACCGAAACTATCTCGTATTGCAATGTCTGACGCATCTCCGTCAAAATTAATCCAAACCTTCGCGAGCCCCTGCTGCAAATTCGTTGTGGTCGAGTTGCCCTCGCCTGTCACCGCAATAGAGCCAGCCGTGGTTACTCCTGTGATTGTATCGACTTTGAGTATGCTTGCCATTATGCGAGGTCTCCCAGCAACTGTGCATCTGACAACCCGTCTTTGTACTCATCAGCACTGCTAATATTAAATGTGTTCATTTTTACGGTGCCTGTTGCTTTGGTTTCGTAGGTCATGTTGAACCTAGCGTTCGGATCGCCGTCTAATGAAGCCATGCCACCTGTTGAATAATTTGCATTTGAAAACGAATTAGTGAAACTAATAGTATACCTACCACTAGAGTCGTCAGAAATGGAACTCACTCCAAAACTCCCAGTGACCGCTGGAGTCGTTTGAGTGTAATACGAATATAATTTAGCAGCCTCTTGCTTCGTCAGCCCTACCGGACCAGTGCCAGCCTTATCTGCAATCGTGTCTACATTCAATACGCTGGTCATACGATGCTCCAGTATCCGTTAACTGTGACGGTGGTGCTGGTGTCAATCGTGATAGGGCCAGCCGACAGGCCACTGTTAGTTGAATCAATGGTCAGGCTTGCAACCACAGTCTGTTCGTTCTGTCGGATAATGCTTTCATAGCTAGTCTGCCGCCCGTCCTTACCAATGAAACGATCCTTGCTCATCAGGTAATCTCCATAATGCTCATGGTGACTGAAACCTTGTCAGCGACTGAGCAATCTATTTGCACTTTGTCTGTGGTTTCCAGAACCAGTTTGCCGCCTAGCGGCACCTCCATTGACGCGCCCACAGGTATCGGCATGGACTTGATAAGGAACGTGGTAGTGTTAGTCGCGGCTCTGCCACCGCCGGATGTATCGCTGACCAGCTTCACCGATGCGGTGACTTGCGCGGTATGAATGTTTGCAATCAACAATCCGATCACGACTGTCGTGGTCGATCCTGGCGTTGTGTACAAATCCTCGGGTGTGCCAGCACTCGCTGGCATCACGTCGTGCGATACTACTTTGAAAGTGTTTGCCATATTTTACCCTCTATCCCAGCGCTATTGCCAAAGCTGTCGCATCGGCTTGCGCTGTAGCCTGTGAGACCGCACCGATGTCTGACAAAACCTCTGCATTTGACCGGCTTTCCAAACCATTTGCAGTAAATCGAGCATATTCGTCATCAGCGACGGATGAGCTGTCGATCTTGACTGCGTTGGTGTTTGAAATGCCGAATGTCAGGCTGGCTTGACCGCCAATGTCTGACAGCACCTCAGATGCAGACCGGCCTTCGATGGCTGTACCAGCCACGCGCAGAAAATCATCGTCAGCCACGCCGCTGGTGAATTTCGGCACGTTGTTGTTTGATATGCCTGTGTCTAACGTGGCTGTTGCCGTGATGGCCGTGCCGTTTAGCGTCATGGCGTCAGCTTCAAGCGTGCCATCAATGTCGGCATCGCCGCTGATGTCTAGCGAACCAGCATCTAACTCGCCTGTCAGGGTTACGTTGCGGAAACTGGCAATATCCTTGTTGCCGTCCACAATGACGGCCTTAGAGGCCGCCACTGTGCCTGCTGTAACGCCGTCAATGGCCTCTAACTCAGCCTCGCTGATCACAGCGCCTGACCCTAGCGTCAGGTCGCCAGCGACAGTCAGATTGCCTGCAACAGCCGTTGTGCTGTCGGCAACCGTGGCGTTTGGCGTG